TTCTAATTCACCCTCAAATGCTTCTTTATATAATTGAAACATAACTTTTTCAATTTCTTTATAAGTATTCAAAAATTCATTCTTATAAGAATCAGCAAATTTTTTAGCATATTGACAAATAATTGGGTGAGGGTCAATATGACTCCAATTTTTAAAACCTCGTTGTTTTTCTGCTAATATTTTTATATCTTTTATTATATAAGATTGTTCTCTTTCATTATTATGAACATTAGAAAATATTGTTTCAAGTTTATTTTTACTATAATTATAATAAAATGTTTCTGTTTTTTTATTATCAAATGTAACTTCATATTTTATTGTATTTTCTGTAGAATTATGTTTTTTAACATCTGTAATTTTGTGTAATTTCCAAGACTTTGGGTTGTTATCATTTTTTAAATATAATGAATTTCCTATTTCTAAATCATCTATTGTAAATTTTTGATGAACAATATTTTCTATTTCATCATCTATTATACTAATCACTCTATAGAGTTTAATATTATCCATACATTTTTCTAAAATATCTTTTAATTGTATTTTAATTTTATTTATATCATTAGATTCCCATTGTTTTCGTATATTAGTTAATGATTTATTAAGGATTTTATAAGGAGTTTTAGAATTTAGTTCAGTCAATTCTAAATTAGATGTTTTTAAGCCTAAATTTAATGCTTCCATTAATTTTGGTAATTGCTTTACTAAATGTTCTTCCATTTTTTTTTCAATGTGTGTTTTTAATAATTCTATACCTAATTTTAACTTATCATTATATTTTTTAATAATTTGTATTTTATTTAATTCTGTTAATTCGTCTTCATTACTTCCTAAATGTTTTCCTAAAATAGTAAAAGTATCAGTTTTGGTATAACTTAAAGTATCTTTAATACGTTCATCAAAATCTTTTATATCTTTATCATCATTTGATATTGTTTTATCTAAATGTGTTAAAACTGTAATAATTTTATTTTTTACATTTTTACGAATAAAATCATTACCTAAAGATGTATTATAGTCTTGGTCTCCTTTTACAATATGAAGAACTAAAGTTCCAGGCATAGAAATAAATGTTTTAACCATTGTTTCTACTTTTTCAGTGGAATCATCATTTACATTAGTAAAACCAGGTAAATCTACTAATGTAACATTTGGTTTATCAGGTCCATGAACACTAACTATAATATTATAATTAGTAGAAAAATCTCCCGCTTCTTCTTTTAATGCTATAGTTTGTGCTTCAGCAATAAATGATTTTATTTCATCACTATTGTTAGTATTAAATTTTTTAACTATTCCTTTTTCATTATGTATTAATTTAACTTCTAAATAACTTTCTGTTTTTTTTCGTAATTCAATAAGTGTTGATACACGAGTGCAACAATTTACGGCTTCAGGTAATGAAATACCACTAATTCTACGAATTACAGAACTTTTACCAACAGATTGTGCTCCAACAACTACAAATTGAGGGCATTCTTCAAAAACTTTACAATGTTCGGATTCATTAGAAATTAATTTAGTTCTAATTTTATCTGTTATATCTAACTTAGTTTGATATTCATTATCTTTAGTTTCCATTTTTATATTATTTGTATGATTGTTTGTATTTATTGTTTGTTATGATAAAGTATTTAGTATGATAACTATAACTTTTTATATAATTATATTGATTAATAAATATAAAAATCAATTTTATATAATATTTTATTTTTTTATATTATTATAAAATCTTACTTAAAAAATAAAAAGTTTTGCATAAAATATGTAAAATGTTTCTGGATACTATATATTTTTTTATAATAAAAAAATAATAAAAGTTTTAAACTATATACTCCAGAATAAATTTATACATTTCAATAAAAAGTTTTGTATAATTATGTGAATGGTTCTGGATACTATATATTTTTTATTAATTATGTTTTATTAATTTTTTATTTTATGTATAATAATAATTTAAAAATATATATATTATAAATTTATAATAATATAGAATGTCAAACACAAAATCAGTTTTATTATTAAGCCCCTCTAGAAATTCAAAACATAATAATAATAATTCTATTAAATATAAATTAGATTGTCAAACTATTATTGATAAAAGTGAAAATGTAGATACAAAAGAATGGTTAAATTTAGAAAAACAAATAGAACATGATTCTGAAGATTACATATTATATAATGCGTTATTAGAAAAAAATAAACAAATTGTGGTTAAAATTGGTCCAGAAAAATTAAAATATGAGTATGAAATTGGTAAATTATTAGATACTTTAAAAATACCGACATTTTTAGAATATATATGTATATTTAATTGTTTAGATGATTTTTATAAAATGAAAGGTAAATCAAAAGATGAAAAAAAATTTATTAATTCAAAAAGAAGTTTTTTATGTAAAAAAGAAGGAGGAATAATTAATGTGCTTGTAATGCCATACATTAATAGTGGGTCTATTGATAAATATAATTGGACTAAAGATAATTTTATAATATTAAAAAATATAATAAAACATATTGTTATAAGTATATTATATTCTGCGTTAAAGATTGGTTTTATACATACTGATGCTCATTTAGGTAATATAATGATACAAAAAACTAAAAGAAAAACTATTAATTATGGAGATTTTTATAATTTAGAAGTAATTGGGAGTATAATACCAGTTATAATGGATTACGATAGAGCACTTATTCAGGAAGAATATATTGATTTAACTCTAGTTTATAATGATATTAGAAAAGTATTTAGTTTATTAGATACAGAACTTAAAATTAAATTTAATATTTCAAAATTATTAGATTTACTTAGACTATTAACAATAAATAAAACAAAAATTACAAAAGAAATATGTGATAACATATTATTAGAAATTGATAAATTAGAAATATATCTTGATTTAACACTAAAAAGAGAAATACCTGACTTTTTAAAATCAATAAATTCTAGAAAAAAATAAGTTTTATAAACTAAGTTTTTAGAAAAAACTTAACTAAAACTAAGTTTTTAAAAAAAACTTAACAAAAAAACAAAATCAATAAAAGTTTTGTATATGATGTAAAATGTTTCTAGAGTATGTATTTTAGTAAAAAAAAATAAAAAAATACAAAAAATTGAAAATATATATAAAATAAAACAAATAGTATTAAAGATTTTATCTAAGTGTTGACTATTTTAGAAAAATGAATGATCGATTAAAAGTATATGCTTTTAAAAGAATTAGCGATGAGAATAGTGAGTGGTTTACACCTGAATTCGGGCATAGCATAGTTTATGCTAAAAGTAGGGAGGATGCCCGCAAGTATATTAATGATATTGACGGGTTTGAATTAGTAGGCAATATCAGAGGTGTTGCTTACGGTGAAGAAGGTTACGAACATGGTCATATTGAAGTTAAGTGTGAGTATAATATAACATTTTATAGGAATATTAGATATCTTGGCATAGCACCGGAGGGTGCTATTGAAGGTATTGTAGATTTAGAAGATGAAGATAATCTAGATGAAAACGATAAGTAAACATCTTACCCGAACGCAAATAAGTTTTATATGAAATATGTAAAAATGTTTCTGGAGACTATATATTTTTTTATAAAAGTAAATTAAAATTAGTTTAAACTATATACCCAGAATAAATTTATACATTTCAATAAAAAGTTTTGTATAATTATGTAAATTGTTTCTGGATACTATATATTTTTTTATTAAAAACTTAAAAAATTAAAATTAAATTATATAAAAGTTTATGAAGATGTGTTGAAGTGTTTTTTATATTTTTCATCATTAATAAATTCTTCCCAGAGTTTTTTAATAGTTTCATCTTTCATATTATTATTTTTTTTAGTATAATTTGTTTGACATTTTCCTATCCAGTGTCCCATACTTTTAATAGGTTTATCTTTACTATTTTGTGATGGTCTTTGATTATGAGTATCTATATATAATTTTAATTCATTTAAATTATCATTAAAAAGTTCTAACATTGTTGGTAATTGAATATATTTTTTATATTTTTTATCATTAATAAATTCTTCCCAGAGTTTTCTAATATTTTCATCAGCCATTTTTTCTTTTTTTTTAGTATAATTTGTTTGACAATTTCCTATCCATTTTGCAATACTTTTAATAGTTTTATCTTTACTACTTCGTGATGGTCTTTGATTATGAGTATCTATATATAATTTTAATTCATTTAAATTATCATTAAAAAGTTCTAACATTGTTGGTAATTGGATATATTTTTTATATTTTTCATCATTAATAAATTCAGTCCATAATTTATAAATAGTTTCATCTTTCATATTATGTAATTTTTTAGTATAATTTGTTTGACAAGTTCCTATCCAATATCCCATACTTTTAATAGTTTTATCTGGACTATGTTTTGATGGTCTTTGATTATGAGTATCAATATATTTTTTCAATTCTTCTAATCTATATAGAAATAATTCTTTACTATTTGTCAATTTTCCCATATTATCAAAAATCATATTAAATTTCAAATTAATTTCATTTTTAGCATCATTATCATCTTCCTCTTCATTTTCTTCCTCTTCATCTTCTTCCTCTTCTTCATTATCATCACCAGTATTTTTAATAATATTAGTATATCCTCCCAAAGTTTTGTTTTTATATGATTTATAAATTTTAGAATCATTTTTAGCAATAACTTTTAAAAAATGATTAATACTATTTTCATCACCTTTTGATGAAAAAGGTAAAATAATTTTAGCATTTATTTTACTTTTATCTAATCGTAAAGCCCTACCAATAATTTGTATAATAGTTTCTTGATTAGAAGGTAAATGTAGCATACATACTCCTTGTGTAATAGGAGCATTAAATCCTTCGGTTAAAATTCTAACATTAACTAGAAATGGTATTTCATTATTCTTAAATTTTTCTATAATAGTCTTTCGTTGTTTTTTTGATGTTTTACAATCAATATATACACTTGTATCATTCTGTATTTCATTCATTAATTCATTAATTTTTTCACCTTCTTTTTGTGAATTACAATAAATAATTATATTTCTATAATTATTAATTAAATAAGAACAAACTGATTTATTAGTAGGGTCTTCATTAAAAATAGGTATATTTATTGTATAATCACATAAATAACCTTGCTCAATCATTTCTCTAATATCTTTTTTATAATAAATAAAATCTTTTTGTTTATCAATAGTTGCAGATAAATAAACATTATTATTATTTTGTGACAATGATATAATTTTATTAATATATTTTAAATTATTTAAATCATCACCATCATTTATATTGTCATCAATTTCTTCAATGTCTTCAATGTCTTCTTCGTCACTATTATTATCTTCATTTTCATAATCATCTTCATAATTTTCTTCATCTTCATAATTTTCTTCATCAATATTATCAGTATAAATTTTAGGTATTTTTATATGATGAGCTTCATCAACAAATATTTTTTCAAATGTATTAATATATGGTGTAATTATATCAATACTATTATATACACAAATACAAATATTTTTAGTCTCATTGTATATAGTATTACCACCACCAATACATTGAATAGTATCTTTAAAATTAGGAAAATTTTTAGTTAATTCTTCTGTAATTTGTTCCAATAAAATAATTCTAGGAACTAAAATTAAATATTTAAGATTTTCTTTTAATGAATTTAAAATAATTAAGTTTTTACCAGTTCCAGTTGGAAGACATATAATAACATTTTTTTTACTAGTGGTAATTAAATCAATACATTCAATTTGATAATCTCTTAAAATTATATTTTTTTTATCTTCTTTAATAATAGATTGATTTTGTAATAAATTTTCATTGTTTGTAATTATTTCTTGTGTATCTTCTTTAATAATAGATTTATTTTGTAATAAATTTTCACAGTATGTAAATATTTCATTTTTATCATAAGATTTATCAATAAATTTTTTAAATTTATGATGTTGGTCTAAATTTGATGAGAATTTACAATTATTATTACGTGTTATAATAAGTTTTTTCCATCTTATAATATATTCATCACTTTCAATACAATATTGATTTTGACTAGCAACAAAAGTAGAACATTCTTTCCACGTTAAATAGTTTGAACGTAATTTACATTGAACTATAGTATCAGTTAAATTACTTGCGTCAATACCAGTATCTTGTTTTGTCATTTTATTAATTTCTTTAAATTCAGGGTCAATATCACCATATTCATAAAAGATTTGATTATATTCATTCATTAATTTAATACATGAATAATATTCAAAAATTTTTGATAATTGTTTATTATCTATAGTTTCATTTGTTAATCCAGAATTTATTAAACTTTTATATCTTTCATAAATATGATTATTATATAATAACTTAAGAGTATCTATAGTATGTGAATTCATTTTAATATATTATAATTTATATATAATTATTTATATGTTTAAGTTTATATATTATATTTTCAATTTTTATTTTGTTTTAAATGAAAATATATAGCATCCAGAAACATTTTTACATTTTAATATAAAATATGTATAAAATATGTGAATGTTTCTGGAGTATGTATATTTTTTATTAATTATTTTTAATTATTTTTTTAATATTTAAAAATTGATTTTATAATTAAATAAAAAATTAATTTATATTTATAGTTATTTATATATAAAAATACAAAAAATAAAATGAATAAAGATACACTAGATACAGGAAATATTTATTTATTACAACTTGAAGAACATAAAAGTAAAAATATCTATAAGATAGGTAAAACAAGTCATGTAAAAATTAAAGATCGTATAAAACAATATCCTAAGAATACAAATCTTATTTTTAGTTGTAATTGTATTGGAATAACTCTAATTGAAAGGGAAATAATAGATACTTTTAAAGTAATATTTACAAATCATCTAACAGGATATGAATATTTTGTTGGAAATGTTGATGATATGTTAATTGAATTAAATTTGATTATTAATAAGTATCATGAAACATTTAATAAAGTTCAAAATAATTCATTTTTTGCTAATTTAAATAATGATTTTAATAATATAAATGATTGTTTTACACTTAATATAGATGAATTAAGTAATTTACTTGACAAAACTGATATCTCTATGAATGCAAAAGAGGAATTATATGAATTCAATATAATTCAAGAATATAATAAACTTATTAAAAATAAAGAAATAATTAAAAATTATGATAAAGCAATACTTAATATTTGTGAATGTTTAATTGAAAAAGTGAAACATGATAAAGAGCACGGTGATTATTATTCAGAAATAAATAATAATAAATTAAAACAAGCAGGTGAATTATTATTTAATTATAATGGTACATCTGTTATGTTTGATACATTACAATTATGGATTCCAAAAAGATATAGAAATGAAATTTCTATTTTATGGAATGGAATTGGAGATTGGTGTGCATAAGATTTAAATTTTTTATAAATTTTATATATTTAGATTATATGTAATATGATATATAATCTAAATATATAAAAAATTAAATAAATTTATTTTATAGATTTTTTAGTATTCTCATTTATGTAAAAACTTAATTTATTAACAATAATAAACTTATTAAAATTATTGAATTATTACTTATTATTTTTTTCTGTCATTTTAAATTCTATAAATTTATATGTATTTATTTACAAGTATAAATTAAATTTTATAGTATTATTATTTTTAAATTAAATTTATAATGTAATATATATAGATACTATTTTTTTATGTTTAATATATTTTTGAAAAGTTGAAAAGTTAGACTATGTTTTTAAAAGTATTTTATTATTATGCATAATTCTTAGATACTTATTATTTTATAGTCTAACTTTTCAACTTTTCAAAATATATATTATTAAGAATTATCACTATTAGTAATATCAGGTATATTTATAATTAAAAAAATATGGAAAATATGGAAAAGTTAGACTCTATTTTATAAAGTATCTTAGTGTTATGCATAGTTCTTATATACTTTATAAAATAGAGTCTAACTTTTCCATATTTTCCATAAAATAAAATATTACATTTCAATAATATTATTTGATTTATACCATTTAGTTATTAAATTTTTATCATTACCAATTCTTTCAATGTAATATTTTTTAAAAAATATATTAGTCCTTAGTAAATCAAAGAATTTAATTTTACTATAATTTTCTTTCTTCTGTCTAGATAAATCTAAATATGTTTCACTATTTTTAAAGTCTTCATATATATCTTTCATAGTAATATGTTTAGTAATATCTTCTGTATAAGTATCTTTAAACCATCCTACAATATCACAACAACTTTCTAAATAACTTTGTGTTCTAGATATTATACTAGGTGATAATTTAATAATACTACTATTAGTATGATAATATATCTTATGTCTATCAGCAATAATTTTAAATAAAACACATTTATATGACTCTTGAAATTCTGTAGTCTTATAATATGGATCTGCTTTATATATATATTTAGTGTCATCTAATAGTGTTTCGTCTGTTGTAAATGAAGCTCTAAAATAAATATCAATTAAACGTCTAATTTCAGCCTCCATTATTTTATCTTTAAATAATGGTTTTTCATTACATTCACAAATCATAGTATTATTTAATTCTTTTTGTGTTTCACTTTCAAAATGACCTCTTGCTGAAAAATTACCACCACCTGTAATTTCTTTAACTATTGAATTTTCAAATTTTTTATTCGACGGTGGTTCCCTAAATACTATATATCTCTTTTTATGCATATTGGCTTTTTCAGGATTACTACCCATCTTTGAATTTTCAAATAATAAATTATTATTTCCTAACATTCCATAATTACCCATCATTTTTAACATTAAATCATTTATAACACCTTTGCCATTACCACCTCCACCATTATAAATTATAAATTTTTCAGGACATCTACCATCTATTCCAGAAGCAAGTATATCTAAGAATGTTTCTCGTTCTACTTCAATAGGCATTATTTGTTTTAGTAATTTATTTACAAACTCTATTTCATCTTCTGTTGGTTCTCTATAATCATATCCTGTAGTAATTGTTATATAGTCTTCTGGTTTATAATCACGAAATACACACTCTTTCATATCATAAACTTTATTATTAAAACCAAACAACCACCATTTATCATCAAAAATAGTATCTCTTTTAGTATTATATTCTTTATAAGTTTCGATAATTTCACGTTTATAACTTATAGTTTTTAGTTTATCAATCTTGTTTTTATATTGTTGAAATTCTCTACCAACTGTTTCCCAATATACATTTACTAAAATATACTTCAAAAATTCATGCAATTCATTACTTATAAAACTTCTTAAAACTATATCATCTTTTTCCCAATATCTACCATTATAACAATAAAGTTTATATACTTCACCTTCAACTTTATAAAAAAACTTATTACCTGCTAATAATTTTATAAAAGAACAAATATCAGTAGGTGCTAATTGTAATGTATTTTTACTAATAATATCAATTGCTGTTGGTTTATTATCCTCCATAGCATAATAATAAATAGTTGCTACATTATACCCTTTTTCATTATGTTTATCAAAAGAATTAAATTTTTTACTAGTAATATCAAAACCATCATATTTTTGACCTTTTGAACTAAAATAATTAAATAATTCTAAACCATCACTGTCATTTGGAAATATTTTTTTTATTGCCATTCCAATTGCTATCCAGGTATCATAATCATCAAATCTTTTTTGTTTATAACATTTTTCAAAAAGTTGTTTATATAAATTAGACCTAAATATAGTATTACTTAATAGTTCTGGATGTATAACATTTGTAGTTTCAATAATAGTTGTATTAGTAGGTATAGTAGTAATTTCTAAAAGATTAGTATTATTATTTATATCCTGAATAGTTGAAAGTGGTTGTGGTTGTAATTGTGTATTAGGTGTAGTTTTTTTCTTTCTTGATTTATTAATAGGTGTTGTAATTACAGACTTTATTTCAATAATTTTTTTTGTAATATTATTAATATTAATACTATATTCTGGTATATAATCAATTATAAAATCTATCATATTACCATTAACAATAATATGTTTAGATATATCTTTAGAATTTCCTTTATATTGGTTAGGACATCTAAACCAATGCTCTGAATATATTTTAATATCTACACAAGTAATAGTTTTATTATCTAAATCATAAACAAAATCAGTAGGATTAGCATTTATAAAATCTACATGAATTTGTTTTAATTTTTCAGTAGTAAGGTTCCATTTAGGTATAGAATAATGATACGAACCTTCTTTTTTATTATTTTTTGTATATTTAAAATCAGTATCTTCAAATTTTAAATTATAATATGTTTCTAGAAATGTTTTTAGTAAGTTGAAAAATATTTCTATAGATTTATTATAATGATCTAAATCACCAAAAAATATATAAGTTGTATTTTGATGAATACGAAAATGATAAGAATTATTTACAGTTGTAAGTTCTTCAATAATATCTTCAATATTTTCAAATTGTATAAGTTTATCATCAAAACTTGATAAAGTCATACCACTATATTGCTTAACAATATAAATAGAAAATGTAGTTGTCATTTTAAAATAAATTTAATAAATAATTATAGTAGTGTGTTAGTATAAATATATATTATTACTAATATATATATATTATTTTTAAATATAAAAAAATATAAAATAATATATAAATATAAAAAAAAAACAATATTATATAATTATAGTAAAAACAATTAACATTTAAAAAATGGAAGCCCAAAATGGTGAGAATTCTCCTTCACAAATTATTATAATACAAAAAACACCAGATTATGTAAAAAGAGCAACAAAAAAATATTATATGAAACAAAAAGAAGAAGACCCTGATTTTATGAAAAAAAAAATGAAAATAC